ACAGATCGATGAACTATCCACAGATCTATTAGCAAGATATAAAAAAGCTGCAGGTGCTTCTGCTAAAGCAGCAGATGCTTCTGGTAACTATGCCAAGGGCGACAAGCGTTTTAAAGGCATAAACAAAGCAACAAACAAACAGTTTGACAATGATCTAAAGAAACATAATCAAGTCAAAGAAGAAACTCTCGATCAACAAGCTGATCGTGTAAAACAATTGAAGAAGTTTAAAGACATGATGGCTGGTATGAAGTTAGACGAAGTGAAGACTGGTAATCCAGGATATGGTTATCATGGCCAACACCAAACAACACATAATGGTGATGAGGCATATGAAAAGATTCATGCTCATGTTAAAAGTTTAACTGATAGTGATGACAAAACTGTAAAGCATTATCTTGATTCTGCACATGGTCGCCATCTAGTTGGACATGAAGATGATCATGAACACATTAAAAAAGACTTTAAGAAATTTAGTAAATATTATCGTCCAGCGATGCATGAAGAACTTGAATTAGAAGAATCATTCGAAGACGCTGATAAACATCTTGCATTAGCAGACAAAGCCCAACGCAATAAGGATATGTTCTCTCACCATATGCACATGGCAGACTATCATGGATCATTGGCTGATTGGCATGATTCGAAGGGTAGAAGTAGTGCTGGTGATCGTCATTTGGATAAAGCAGCAGACCATGAAGAACTAGCACATGCTATAAAGAAAAAGTCTGTTAGTGAAGGAACTCTGCAACCATCAGGTACAGATAAAATAGAAACGGCTGGCAGTCCAGTGTCAGATATTGGAACACAAAAATTAAAGGTAACCAAAGTGAAATCATTTAAATTTTTTACAGCTGAACAAGTTCAGCCAATTCAAGAAGCATCAGTCAAATCTGAGAAACATAGCTGGGGTAAAATGATGACTGTTCATCATGGAGCCAGCCATTCATATCCTTTACATCCAGAACATCAAGAAGCAATCAGAAATTTGAAACATGGTGAAAAAACTTCTTTTAAAGATGAAACTGGTGCTAAAGTAAATGTACATCGTGATGTTCAAGATGTTCACTTCACTTCTAACAAGACAGCTACTAAGACTACAGTTCCTCATAGTCATTTTAGCGAAGAAAATGAATTAGATGAAAAACTAATTGGTAAACAAAAGAACATAGACAAGAACAAGAATGGTAAAGTCGATGCTCAAGATTTTAAGATTCTACAAAAAGAAAATGCACCAGTCGCTCCAGTTCCAGATAAGAAATACATCAAAGGTACTCCAGAGAACAAAGCATTGAAAGCATCACGTAAACCAATCAATGGTATGCCAACGAATGTAAAAGAAGAAGTTACAGAAGCACTCAATGATAATTTACATCCAGCAGGTGCTGCATTACTAAAACATATTAAACCAGAACACCATAATAAATATAAAGAACATCTAACTACTGATGTATTTACTGGATCATATAAAGATCGTTCAGATGTTTTAACTACTGCTAAAAATGCTGGCCATCTAAAAGAAAACTCTAAACAAGAAGATCCTCCTTTTGATGGTCCATACAAATCTACTTTCAAGAAACCAAATAATCCAAGTCGTTCAGGTATGGATTCAGCACGTGCATTAGCACAACGTGCCATGGGTAAGGTTAAAGAAAAAGCCATTAAAGAAGATAACGAACAACTCGATGAAGTTAATCATCGTGATTTTGCTTCACAAGGTAAGATGCACCCAGACATGGCCAAGCATATGAAGACTGGCCAAGAGATGGACTTCTATCATTCTAAGACTGGTGACAAGATCTCTGGAATTGTTAAACACAACAGCGGATCTGAAGTGCACGTTAAAGCACATAAAGATGGTAAAGTTGGTGCAGGTGAAGTCCACAAATTTAATGTTACATCTAAATTAGATGAAGCAGCACCACTTAAAAAGATTGATCATGTAAACCTTCCAGGTGAAGCACCACATGAAGAAAAATGGGAACCAGCTAAGAAGAAAATGGTTAAGAAAGAATCATTATCATTCTCTGATTTCTTAAATCGTATAGATGAAATTAAAATGGCAGATCTGCCATCTCGTAAAGTTCAAGGTCGTTCTTATGGTGCAGACTATGAAGATCCAGCTGGAGCATTCGAGACAAAAGACGATATGAAAAAAGCAGAGCCAAAAAAGGCTGGGCGAAAAGTGGGGCAAAAGGTTGGTGCAAGAGCCAATCTCGGAAATTCTAAATTGCATCAAGCATAAATAATAATAGTCCAATCTAAGGAGAACAACATGGCACTATGGGGAAATATCGATTCGGCAGCACCATCTGCTGGTACAACAGTTAGCGTAACAAATGCTAGCACTGCTGTTACTGGTGTTAGCACTGCATTCTTAACAGACTTATCAGTGGGTGATGTTCTTATGATCACTTCTGGTACTACTACTAAAAATCGTGTTGCAGCTATCGCTTCCGACACAGCATTGACTTTGGCTGATAACTTTACTGGCACTACTGCAGCAACTCTAGCAATTGCTAACGTAAAGATTCAGAAAGCACCTAAGTTTGTTTATCAAGATTCTAACCAAACTAGTGGTAAGACTTCTTTGGATCAAACATTCTTTGTTGACTCTACTGAAGCAACTATCGCTTCTAACAAAGCGAAAGGTATTACACATTCAGGCTGGTGGAGAGTTAAAACATATACTGACTCTGCAAGCGCAACACGTTATAAAGCAGTTTGCTTAGTTGCTATGGGAACTGCGGTTGGTGTATCATCTGATGCTGCTGACGATGCGACTGTAGCAGACGCATAATAAATACATTATGTATGTAAGATGGGGAGGTTTTCTCCCCATCTCTTTCTTGAAGGTATTATGGTGTGAATGAAAAATTAACTGAAGCGAATTTCTTAGTATATGCAATGCATCATTATGACAATCCACAATGTCACAGTCTGCAAGAATTTGAAGAAGATTTAAAAAAGATCCTCTATCTTAAAAAATTATTATCTCGTTATAAGAATAATAATGAATTGAGAGAACGATTGATATTAAACCATATTATTGTTCTTTACAATATTTTTGGCGAAGCAACAATAAAGATGTTGTTTTTTAAGATAGAAGAATCTTGCTGGGATTCACTGATTACATTTTTAGTATATCTTGATCGTATGCCTGAAACTATTCCAGAATATGGAATCATACTTTCTGATGTTACATTAGATGAGTATATCATCGCAAATTTAAGGAAACTCTAATGAGTCGCATTGTAGACAACATGATTGCTTATAGAATTGTTCGCATGCTTGTGACAGATTTCCCACAAACAGATGCGTTCAGACTAGGCATTATCGATGCCCATGGCAATGCAATTAAGCGTTCAAGTATGCTTAATACAGATCAAGAGAAAAACTCTTATACTTATTTGCATCGTTTAGTTTTCAATATGAAGAAGTTGATCAATAGACTTGGTGGAGAGAATAAGTTAAAGAGTATGGCTGCAGCATTGTGGTTGATCAGAGAGTATTATGAAAGTGGTTCTAGAACTACATCTAATATGGAAACCAAGTATAAGAATTTGATCGAAACATTAAACCACAATGTTATTCTTGTTGAAGAAGAAATTCTTATCAAGAAAGTTTTAGCAGAAGATGCGCCAGCTAATGCAACTGGTGCTGCAGTTTCTACAAATGAACCAAAGATTGAACCAAAGAGCAAAAAGAAACCTATCATGGGTATGGCTCGCAGACCAGCACTAGCAGTTAAAGAGGTTTGTTAAATGTGGATGCTGTCATTTGTACCTGATGCGGTACTCCATTTAGTTGTCTTTGGTATTATGATTACGGGCATAGGCATCTATGCCCTTAGTTTTTTTACAAGATTTATTCCACCACTAATTCCATATTCTGGAATTGCTAGAATTGTTGGAACTATTCTTATGATTAGCGGTGTTTATTTCTATGGAAGTTACGCCACTGAAATGTCATGGAGAAATAAAGTATCTGAGTTAGAGACTAAAGTTGCTGCTTCTGAAGCCGAATCTAAGAAGACCAATATTCAAATACAAAAAGTATACATAGACAAAGTTAAGATAGTAAAAGAAACGCAAGTAGTAATACAAGAACGAATTAAAGAAGTTGAGAAGCGCATTGACTCACAATGTACTGTTGATACTGAAGTTATTAATATCCTCAATGAAGCTGCAAAGAGGAAAGCGAAATGAAACTGTTATTGATTGTTCCTGTATTATTATTAACTGGGTGTTTAGCGACACCAGTACAGAGAAGTTTTCCTGATGTTCCTGAAGAACTAAAGGTAGCTTGTCCAGATTTGATGTTACTCGAGCCGACAACGAAACTAAGTGAAGTAGTTTCTGTTGTTTCCAAAAACTACGGTCAGTATCAAGAATGTCAGATTAAAGTAGACACTTGGATTGAATGGTATAAAACACAAAAACAAATATTCGAGAGTGTCAAATAACATGGAAAATCTACCACAGGAAAGAATAGCCAAATTGGAAGCACAAGTTGAAGGTATTAAGAGTGATGTTGCTGATGTAAAGCAAGACATCAAAGAACTACACTCACGTGTTACAACAGTAACTAGAGAGATAACAGATCACGTTGATACTAAGTTCGATAATCTAATTGCACGCTCTAATACACATGAAATTAAGGATGTAAAAATTGAGCAAAAACTAGATGCAATGATTGTCTGCATTGAGTCGATCAAAGCTGGAGTTGCCGAAGTGCATGAATGTTTAGATCGCACTGGCACCAGTCTAGATGACAAGTTAGAAAAGTTAAAAGAACGCATAGGGATACTTGAGAAATGGCGTTACATGATTGTGGGTGGCGCAATTGCACTTGGTTATCTAGTAGGTCATCTGGATTTCTTTGCAAAATTCCTGAACTAATATTTGCTTTGCAAGAGCATATGGGGTATAATTACTCTATATGCTCTATATTGACAACAAATATGCACAAATCCTTGGCGGTCGTCTAAGGAACTTCACAAAGAAGAAAGACTATCTCTGGAACTTTTCATGTCCAGTGTGCGGAGATAGTTCAACCAACAAACTAAAAGCACGTGGTTACATCTTTCGTGCCAAAGCAGATCTTTTCGTAAAATGTCACAACTGTGGTTACAGTACCAATCTCGGTAACTTAATCAAGTATGTCGATACTAAGTTATATGATGAATATGTTCTTGAACGCTACAAAGGTGGCGCAACAAGATACAATGATCACAAAGACATTGCTGATACCAGTGTCACTCTAGAAACTCCCACAGAAGATTTACTCGAAGATGATATCTTATCATCTCTCTCAAGAATTGATAAACTACCACTGACACACCCAGCAGTTAAGTATGTTATCGAACGAAAGATTCCACGTGAAAACTGGAGTCTTTTGTACTTTGCTCCGAAGTTTAAAGCATTCACCAATTCAGTGACTGCTAAATTCCAAGAGCCAATTAAGGATGAACATCCTCGTATGATCATTCCTTTCTTTACACCAGCAGGTAAGTGTTTTGCTTTTCAAGGCAGAGCATACGGTAAAGAAGAACCTAAGTATTATACCATTAAGGTTGATGAAACACAGGAGAAAATTTATGGACTCGATCGCTTGGATTATAGCAAACGCATTTACGTGGTCGAAGGACCAATTGACTCGCTTTTCATACCGAATTGTGTGGCTGTGTCAGGAAGCAGTTTTGATACCCCTACTATCAGGCAGTTACTTACTAATGCAACTTTAATAATGGATAATGAGCCAAGAAGTAAAGAGATTGTAAAACTTCTTGACAAAAATATAAAGGCAGGTTATTCTGTTTGTATGTTTCCAGAACATATCCAACAAAAAGATATAAATGATATATTTTTACATAGCGGAATGACCATAGATGAGATTTTAGAGACGATAAATACAAATACCTTCACAGGTATTGAAGCGAGTCTTAAATTTAGTACATGGAAAAAAATATGAATGTTAGAATGATTAGTTATAGTAAACCCTCTCGAGAGATGTATGATGAGGGTTTGTTAGATGTACAGGAGTTGGTTGCGTTCTGTGCACGTGTGAGCAATCCAAGTAACCAATTCAACACAGAGACATCAGAGAAGTTAATTAAGTATTTAATTAAACATCAACACTGGTCACCACTAGAGATGGTTAGTGCATGTTTAGAAATTGAAACTACTCGTGATATAGCAAGACAAATGCTACGTCATCGATCTTTCTCTTTCCAAGAATTTAGCCAACGATATGCAGATCCAACCAAAGACTTATCTTTCGTTCTTAGAGAAGCCCGACTCCAAGATACGAAGAATCGTCAAAATAGCGTTGAGAATAATAATCTAGCATTGGCTGCATGGTGGGAAGAAAGGCAGAAGCGAGTTATTGAAGAAGCAAGAAATGCTTATGACTGGGCAATTACCAACGGTATTGCCAAAGAACAAGCAAGAGCAGTACTACCAGAAGGACTGACTGTTTCTCGTTTGTACATGAATGGTACGTTGCGTAGCTGGATTCATTTTATCGAACTCCGATCTGCAAATGGTACACAAAAAGAACACCAAGAAGTCGCACGTGAGTGCGCAAAGGTAATTGCTGAGGTATTTCCTCTAGCAAATGAATTAGTAAAACTATAAAGAATAACAGGGCAAGATATGGAAATTGTGCATGGCATAAAGGTTGACTACAACCGAGATAGTTTGTTTGACGAGTTGGGTAGAATTAGATTAAAAGAAAGTTACATGAAGGATGATGAGGTAAGTCCACAAGAGAGATTTGCTTTTGTCAGTAAAACATTTGGGAGCAATGAAGAACATGCGCAGAGATTATACGACTACAGTAGCAATCATTGGCTCAGTTATTCTACTCCCATTCTTTCTTTTGGTCGCAGTAAGCGTGGTCTGCCTATATCATGTTTCCTTAATTATATTGAAGATACAGCGGAGGGTCTAGTTGATAATCTATCTGAAACAAATTGGCTTAGTATGTTGGGCGGTGGTGTTGGGATTGGCTTTGGTATTCGTTCGGCTGACGATAAAAGTACTGGCGTTATGCCTCACCTCAAAATGTATGACGCATCTAGTTTGGCATACCGTCAGGGTCGCACCCGTCGTGGCAGTTATGCTGCTTACTTATCTATTGACCATCCAGATATCATCAGTTTTTTAGAGATGCGCAAGCCTACAGGCGACCAAAACATGCGTACTCTAAACATGCACCATGGGATTAATATCCCAGATGCATTCATGGAAATCGTTGAAAAGTCAATGCTTGATTCTGATTTTGATGATTCTTGGAAATTGGTTGATCCAGCGTCAAATGAAGTTCGTGAAACAGTTTCTGCAAAAGAACTTTGGCAACGCATTCTTGAAATGCGTATGATGACTGGTGAACCATATCTACACTTCATTGATGAGTCTAATCGTAAGATGCCTCAACACTTGAAAGATCTTGGATTAAAAATCAACCAGTCCAATCTCTGTTCGGAAATTATTCTTCCAACTAATGAGAAGCGAACAGCTGTTTGTTGTTTGTCATCATTGAATTTGGAATACTATGATGAATGGAAAGATCATCCTTTATTCTTAAAAGATGTAGCTGAGATGCTTGATAATGTTCTTCAATATTTTATTGACCATGCACCATCTTCTATTAAACGTGCTAAGTATTCTGCACAGCGTGAACGCAGCATTGGTATTGGTGCATTAGGTTGGCATGCTTATCTTCAAAAGAATAATTTGCCATGGGAATCTCCGATGTCTGTTGGTAGAAACAAACAGATTTTCAAAACAATTAGGGAGAAATTAAATGAAGCGAATATTGAATTGGGTAAAGAGCGTGGAGAAGCACCAGATTGTGTGGGCACTGGATATAGGTTTAGTCATCTTATGGCTATTGCTCCCAATGCTTCTTCTTCCATTCTTATGGGGAATACTAGTCCTAGCATTGAACCTTATCGTGCCAATGCGTATCGACAAGATACTCTCTCAGGTTCTCACTTAAACAAGAATCGTTACCTTGATGTGGTTATTCAGAATGAATCAAAAACTCATAAAGAAGGTTGGGCAGACGAAGTATGGTCTAGTATCATTGCGAATGATGGTTCAGTTCAGCACCTCGATTGGATGGAAGACTGGACAAAAGATGTTTTCAAGACTTCTATGGAAATCGACCAGCGTTGGGTCGTTCAACATGCGTCCGACAGACAAGAATATATTGACCAAGCACAATCGTTGAATGTGTTCTTTAGACCAGACAGTCATATCAAATACATCCATGCTGTGCATTTCCAAGCATGGAAACAAGGATTAAAGACTATGTACTACTGTCGCAGTGATAAGATCGCCAAAGCAGATAAAGTATCTAAGCGTATCGAACGTGAGGTTATCAAAGAGATTGATCTTCATGCACTAACAGAAGGTAATGATTGTCTGGCATGTGAGGGTTAATAATGTTAGAAGGTATAAATCAGTGGGACTCTTTCTTCACAAAAGAAGAATATGATAATGTTGACAAAGAACTATTAAATCATGAGTGGGTTTTTGGTGCCAGTCCCAATAATAATTTACTTGAAGGTAATAAGGTAAGACAATTCTGGTATAAAGACTTGATGGAGTCTGAATATATTAAAGAGTTGTTTAGATTCAGAACAGAAGATTATCTAAATGCAAAAGTAGAGACAATGCGTCTCTACGCAAATGGACAATCACATGGAATGGCAGGACATATACATGAGGATGTTCCACCAGATGAACCTGGAATTTGTGGTAGTATAGTATATTTCTTTCAGGCTGACTGGAAACCAGAATATGGTGGGCATTTAATCTTCTTGTCACCAGAAGATCCAAACAGAGTGATGTTGTCAGTATTCCCGAGATCAAACTCCGCAGTTATATTCAACTCAAAGTTATCTCACATGGCATTCGATCCATCAGTATACTGTACAAATCAAAGAATAAGCATAGCATATAAATTTAGGGTAAAAGAATGATAGCAAAAACAAAATCAAATCTAACAGATCAACGAACATATTTCAAACCATTTAATTATCCATGGGCTTATGACGCATGGTTAAAACATGAACAAAGTCATTGGCTTCATACAGAAGTTCCAATGGCTGAAGACGTTAAAGATTGGAAGAAAAAACTAACTAATGAAGAAAAACACTTCCTCACAAATATCTTTCGATTCTTTACACAGGGTGATATCGACGTGGCTGGTGGCTATGTTAACAATTATCTACCTTACTTCCCTCAGCCTGAGATTCGTATGATGCTTATGGGGTTTGCTGCACGTGAAGCACTTCACATTGCTGCTTACTCACATCTGATTGAAACTCTCGGCATGCCTGAATCCACTTACAATGAATTTCTTGAATATCAAGAGATGCGTGACAAGCATGATTACGTTACAGAATTAAGTTCCAAGAATGGAACACTCTCTTCAACTGCAACCCACATTGCCGTGTTCAGTGCTTTCACTGAAGGGATGCAGTTGTTCTCTTCGTTCATCATGCTTCTTAACTTTCCTCGTCATGGTATGATGAAGGGAATGGGACAAATCGTTACTTGGTCTATCGTTGATGAAACAATGCACTCCGAGAATATGATTCGTCTGTTCAAAGAGTTTATTAAAGAAAATAATGAAATCTGGAATGATGAACTAAAAGGAAAGATTTATACCATTGCTGAGAAGATGGTTGAACTTGAAGATAAATTCATCGATCTCTGTTATGCCAATGGTGATATGCGTGAACTTTCTGCAGCTGATGTCAAACAATATATTCGTTATATTGCTGATCGTAGATTGATCAGTCTCGGCATGAAAGGTATCTACAAAGTCAAACGCAATCCATTACCATGGGTTGAAGAAATGATCAATGCGCCAGTGCATGGTAACTTCTTTGAGAATCGTGTGACAGATTATGCTAAAGGTGCTTTGTCTGGTAGCTGGAATGATGTATGGGGGAAAGCAGCATGATAGTAAAACAATTTAATTGCAATCATTGCGATGCAGAAGGAAAGATAACAATAAAGGGTGATGACTTTAATTTCGAAGATATCGTTCATTGCCCACTATGTGGTTCTGACATTTATGAAGAAGAAGGGTTAGACGAGGATGAATAAATATGTCTTATGTGGACATATCAAAATATCATTGTTGAAGAATTACCCGAATGTGTTGGCTTTGTTTATTTAATTACGAACAAAGCCAACAGTCGTATGTATGTGGGGAAGAAACTATCAAAGTTTTCTAAAACATCCTACAAAATGGTCACATTAAAAAATGGGACTAAGAAACGAAAGAAAATCAAATCTAAGATAGATTCTGATTGGTTAGATTATTATGGTTCCAGCGAAGAACTAAATAAAGATATACAGTCTCTGGGTAAGGAATCCTTTACTCGAGAGATTTTATTCTTTTGTAAATCAAAGGCTGAGTGTTCTTATATCGAGGCACGAGAGCAATTTGCAAGGAAAGTACTAGAGTCCGATGCATACTATAATGGACAGATATCTGTTCGAGTGCATGGATCTCATATAAAAAATAAACTATGACATATCTACTATTCGCAGTAGCATTATCCCTTTCAGCTGTTGCAGCATGGTACGCCATTGCTGGACTTTGCGCAATTTTTGCTGCAGCAGTGATACCGATTGCCATTATGGGTTCTCTGTTAGAAGCAGCAAAACTTGTAGTTGCATCATGGCTTTATAGAAACTGGAATGAAATTCCAAAACTTATGAAGTCATATTTCACAGTATCATTAGTAATTTTGATGTTGTTAACTTCTATGGGTATCTTTGGTTTCTTATCAAAAGCCCACTTAGATCAAGCAATACCAACAGGTGATGTTCAATCAAAGTTAGCTCTCATAGATGAAAAGATAAAAACCGAAAAGGAGAATATCAATGCAAGCCGTAAAGAACTTACTCAACTCGATGCTCAAGTGGATCAAACCCTCAGCAGAACAACCGAAGCCAGTGGAGCCGATCGTTCCATCTCCATCCGCAGAGGACAGCAAAAAGACAGAGCCAGAATCCTTACCGAAATCGGTGCAGCGCAAACCAAGATCGCCAAGTACAACGAAGAACGTGCCCCGATCGCCAGCGAAGTCCGTAAAGTCGAAGCCGAAGTCGGTCCAATAAAATACATTGCTGCAGTATTGTATGGTGATAATCCAGAAACAGACATATTAGAAAAAGCTGTTCGTTTCGTTACAATGCTTATCGTAGTAGTGTTTGATCCACTGGCTGTACTATTATTGATAGCAGCAAACTGGAATCTTTCACGTAGTAATAAAAAAGAAATAATTGATGCTGGAACTTTACCTGCTGAAGAACCACCAAAAGATCATATTTTAAATATAGAAGATAATATCGAGTCTGAAGATAAAGTTACACCTATTCAGACCGATACTATAACAGAAGAAGATCTTGCTGTAACAGAACAGACTCATACGAAAGATTGGGAGCCAGAGTTATTTAATACTCTCCCGAATACCTACGTGACTCCTAAAGCAAATCACTTTATGACAAGCGTAAGAGAATTTCTTAAACCGAACAGAGATACTGCTCCAGGAGTTTCAGTTAAGACTATTGAGTATGATTCTGCAGGAAGAAGGATTACTCCTACAACTGAAGAAGAACGAGCTAAAACTATAGAAAAAGAAGTGGAAGATTTGCAAGACAAAAAACCTAAATAGATCATAAGAATAACTATATGGGTTTAGCAAATGGCAGAAATCAAAGTAGAAGCAAAACCTCTTTCTCGTTCTGAGAAAGAAGCACAAATCAAAGACAAAGCGGGGATGGTAATCTGCATTTTAGCAGCATTACTAGCCATCAACACACTTGTTGGTGGATCAAACTCAAGCAAAATCCTAAACAACACAATCGAAGCCAACAACACTTGGGCATTTTATCAAGCAAAGTCTATTAAGCAGACTTTAGCAGAAATGGCATATGACGATGCAGTTCGTGCCAATGATAAGAAAAAGTCAGAAGTACTAAAAAGCAAAATTGACAGATATGAAACCGATCCAAAAACTGGAGAGGGTAAAGTTGAATTGATGGCAAAGGCTAGAGGATTAGAAGCTGAACGATCAGTAGCTAAACAGCGCAGTCCTTTCTATACTTACGCAGGCAGTTTACTACAAATAGCAATTGTTTTATTGACAGCTAGTATTCTAGCAGTTAATCAAAATATGTTTAAAGCCAGTGTTGCAGTCGGAGCACTTGGAGCCTTTATTATGTCTCAGGCAGTTTGGTTATGGATTCCATTGATGATTTAACATAATCAGGAGAATGTTGTGGATCCGATTACTATTGGGTTGGCTTTTACTGCAGCCCAATCAGCAGTTGGTTACATCAAGCAAGCCATTGCATTGGGTAAGGACATAAACAGTCTATCAGGACAGTTTAGTAAGTTCTTCGAATCTTCAGATGCTATACATCGTGAACGAGCAAAGGTAAAAGCAAAGGCTAGTCGACTCGGCAAGACTGATGCTGAGTTGGGTCATGAAGCCTTGCAAATCGCTATGCATAGCGATGCTCTACGTCAAGCAGAGCGTGATCTTAAAGATATGATTCTTTGGCAATTGGGTAAGCCTGAACTGTGGGAACACATGATCAAGGAACGTACTAGATTGTTCAAGGAACGTGCAGAAGCAGAGCGTGAAGAAGCTGAGCGTGTATTAGCCCACAAAAAGAAAATGGCTGATATGTTTATTTTTGGCATGTATTTTCTAGCGGTATCTGCTATTGTATTTGCATTTATTATGGGTGGTGTTGGTATTTATGCTCAAGCAGAAGAAAAAAGAATTTATGAACAAAAGCTGGCACAAAGAAATCTAGTTCTGCGCCAGCAACAAAAAGAACGTGAAGCACGTGAAAAGAAAGAACGTGAAGATTATGCTAAAAATTAAAGGATATGAAGTATGCACTTCAACATAATTATTACAACGAACGATTTAATATTCCTTTTATCTACGATACCCTTATTGATGGTTTTTACTGTAATGTTTAAAGACTGGCTTAAAGATCGGAAATAGAGTAAGATGTATGAATGGATCTTAGCGTTAGCACTTGCGCAAGAACCTGTTAAAAAATGGCCAGAATGGGAATGTGTGCGATGGACATGGACTGGTGATGTTTATGAACGTCGTGTAGTTTGTTTAGAGTGGAGAAGGAGGAAATAGATGGATCCTCTAACACTCTTTGCACTGGCCAATGGAGCAGTTTCTGCGATCAAGGCTGGGTGTAAATTATACAAAGATATCAAAGGTGCAGCTGGAGATATAAAGGATGTGCTCAAAGATCTGGATGAGCAGTTTCATGGTAACTATGCAGCAAAGGGAAAGAAACCACCACCCGAAGCAATTAAACAGTTTAATGAAGAAAAATCTAGAATAAAAGATTTAAACAAGAAAGACACTGGTGACATTTATTTTGAACTTGGTCAACATCTTGGTGCTTTCTTTGACAACCAAGCAAAGTGTATAGCAGTATTTGAGGCAGAAGAAAAACGATCATATGATTTATATACAGGTGATGATTCTCTAGGAAATCGTGCTCTTCAAAGAGTTTTGATGAAAAAGAAACTTGAGCAGATGGAAGTTGAGTTGCGTGAGATAATGATTTATCAAAGCCCACCTGAATTGGGTGCATTATGGACTGAGGTGTTACAACAATCTAAGGTATTAAATGCAAGACAGTCTGCGGCACTCAAGCGTCATATTCAGATGCAAATGCAGCATGATAGAGAACATGCAGAATTGATGAGAAAGATAAAAACATTTTTTAAATGGTTTGCTATTTTTATGGGTGTGATTTTTCTTACAATGTCTGTAATGTGGTTTGTGGTACAAGACAGGATACAAAAGTATCCACAGTTGGGGACTGATTGGGTTCCTAAAACTGATCAACAAAGAAGACAAGAAGCCATGCCCAAACAATATATTGGACGCTAAATATGAAGACAATAGGATTATTACTGTTTGCTTTTTCACTGAATGTATATGCAAACCCATTTACATACAACTATCAAGTAACCTGTGGTCCAATGGTGCCAATAATAAAATTTCTTTCTGAAAATCAACAAGAAAAATTAACATGGACAGGTTTAGATATAGCAGATGGTTCAGTATATTCTTTGTGGGAAGATAAAGATGGTAACTGGACGCTACTAAAAAAGAGTAAAGAAATTGCTTGCATTATAGGTTCTGGCACAAAGCCAAAGATTATATAAAGGGATATGAATGAAGTACTTACTATCGTTATTCTTAGTAATAACAACTTTAACTGCAAATGCTTGGACTCAACGTCCACCAGAGCCAGTTGCTAACTGTGCCACTCATAGTCCTTATGGCTGGCCAGTTGCTAATCCTGCTGTTCAGCCAATCTGTCGTCAGGCATATCTCGTTGGCTATGATGCACCAGCAAAACTTCCACGCTACGTAACTTATACACTACTACCTCAAAATGCTTTGGGGTGTGTAGCACGCACTAATGCATTCACATCAGATCAATCTATTCAAAATGGTCCAAGACCAGATGACTACGCTGGTACAGGTTACGACAAAGGACACATGAGTCCTGATGGTGACTTGTCTTGGGATCAGCAGGTGGAATATGAATCATTCCTTATGACTAATATGTCTCCACAGGCAGGTTCTCTTAATCGTGGTATCTGGAAATTATTAGAAACTGCAGTTCGTGGTTGGACTGTTCAACGCAATCAGTCGTATACAATATTCGTTGGAGGTATCTACAATGAACAAAACAAGAAAATCGGCAGTGGTGTTATTGTTCCGCATAGTTTTTACAAAATTGTTATCAATAATCAAACAGGTGAAGTTGCTGGTTGGCAATTCCCGCATGTAGCACCTTATCCTAATTTGGGTAATGATCTAACTGCTTTCCGTAAGCCAGTTGCACAAATTCAATCAGAAGCAAATGTTGCTTATTCATTCCCAGCTGGTGCAAAAGAACTAGCACCTGGAACTGAATGGCCAGTTAGTTATGGTGATTTAACTAAAGCAAAACGTGCCAAATGTGGTGGGAGTGGAGATTAAATGGCTTACTCAGACAAAGTTATTGATCATTATGAAAATCCACGTAACGTGGGTTCTCTAGACAAAAACGATCCAACAGTTGGTACTGGTATGGTTGGTGCACCAGCATGTGGTGATGTGATGAAATTACAAATACAGGTAGATGAAGATGGTATTATTAGAGATGCTAAGTTCAAGACATATGGCTGTGGTTCAGCAATCGCCAGTTCGTCGCTGGTTACAGAGTGGGTTAAGGGTATGCATATTGATGATGCTGTTAACTTACGCAACTCTCAGATTGCCGAAGAACTAGCATTACCTCCAGTTAAGATTCACTGCTCTATACTTGCGGAAGATGCAATCAAAGCAGCAGTAAACGACTATAAAGAAAAACATGATCTCGTTAACTGAAAAAGCATACGAGAAAGTTAAATCCCAACTTCAGAAACGTGGTAAGGGTATTGGCATTCGACTCGGTGTAAGGACTACTGGTTGCAGTGGTCTAGCATATACCATGGAATATGTTGACAAGTATGAGGCTGAAGTTGGTGTGACTAACTACGCTCAAAAAGATTTTGCAGTTCTTGTAGATATAAAGAGTGATGCTTATCTAAATGGATTAACCATGGATTGGGTACGTAATGGGCTCAATGAAGGATTTGATTTTAGTAATCCAAACGAAAGAGACCGCTGTGGTTGCGGAGAAAGTTTCAGAATATGATAACAATAACAGAGTCAGCAAAGACAAAAATTCTAGATCTTTTCGCAGAGGAAGGTAATCCTGACTTATGTTTAAGAACATTCGTACAAGGTGGTGGCTGCAGCGGAATGAGTTATGGATTTACATTCGATGAGGTAATGAACGAAGATGATTTTGAAATACCTCTTGAGAAAACTAAAATACTAATAGACTCAATGAGCATGCAATATCTAACAGGAGCAACTGTGGATTACAAAGAAGATATACAAGGCTCACAATTTGTCATAACCAATCCAAATGCTCAATCAACCTGCGGATGTGGAAGTTCGTTTAGCGTATGAAAAAACTTATACTACTATCACTGGTTCTGTGTTTAAATGGTTGCTCTGTTATTGCGCTATGGCCAAAACCACACGATCCAGTTATGTTTGATAATCTAGTTTCTACAAAGATTGCAGTTGAGAAGTTAAATTGTGACGACAAGAACTGGACAGATGCTGAAACTAAACTTCAACATCTTAAGGTTTATACTGAGTTGAGAAAAGATCCTCAGGCTATATCAATTGCTCAGCTACAAGAAGCAATTAGTAAAGCCAAAGCATCTGATAAAAAATTGTTCTGTGAATCAATCCTTAAAATTAATAAAACAAGAATAGACGTCATAGTTGACGCATGGAGAGGAAGATAAAATGGAATTAGACCAAATCAAAGAAAAGATGAGTGCTGGCGAAGCCAAGGGCGCACTGATCGAAAAGGTAACATTTGCTGTGCTACCCATCATGTTTACCTGTGTGGTATACTTGATGAATGCGCTGAGTAATGTTAATCATCAACTGACCATTCTCGAAAGCAAGATGCAGTTGGTGGTGACATCAGACAACAAACAAGCACCAAACATGGGTGCTGAACTGGCTCGTGAAAAACTGCGCCAAGACTTTATGCAGGCTAACACAGAAGCACTATCCCGAAGCAGCTCCAACAAAGCTGTGCTGGACACTTTAGTATGGCGTGTGCAAGAGTTGGAAAAGCACAAAGAGAAACAATCCAACAATAGTGGGAAGAAGTAATGTTGGAACAACTAAGAGAAGTAGCTGGTCTTGGTGGTCCAGCTGCAGTGTTAGCAAACGAACTTTTAGTTCTACGTGAACAATATGAATCACAACAACTAACACTGGAAGAGTTTCAGTTCTTAGTTCAACAAGTTGCAGAAGTAAAAGCAGCCCAAGAATTATCAACTGATGAACAAGCACTTCGTTACATTGTTTCTGCTGCTACTGCGATATCTATGGTGGTATGAAATACCGCACGATATTTATAAGTGATGTTCACTTAGGTACTCGTGATTGTCAAGCAGGTAAGTTAAATAATTTTCTTAAACACAATACATGCGACACACTGTATTTGGTTGGAGATATTATTGATGCATGGAAGATACAGCAGAACAAGTGGCGTTGGAAACAATCTCATACTAACGTAGTTCGTAGAATCCTTGGCCATGCCAAACGTGGCACAAGGGTTATATACGTTGCAGGCAACCATGATGAGTTTTTAAGACCAATGATACCATATGGTTTCAGTTTTGGTCTAGTAGAAATACATAATCAAATAGAACATATCGGTGCTGATGGTAAGCATTACTTAGTTACACATGGTGATCTGTTCGATGGCATAACACGATTAGCACCTTGGATATCATTTTTAGGAGATAAATCATATGACTTCGTTCTTTCGCTCAATAGCAAGTTCAATTGGATACGTCATCGTATGGGTTTTGGGTACTTTAGCCTTAGCAAGTTCCTTAAACACAAAGTAAAAAAAGCTGTGGACTTTATGTTCCAGTTTGAAAAGAATCTAGCTGGATACTGTAAAAAACGTGGCTTTGATGGAGTTATCTGCGGTCATATACACCACGCTGAAATCAAAGAGATCGATGGTGTGATATATATGAATGATGGGGATTGGGTTGAGTCATGTACTGCTTTAGTTGAGCATTACGATGGCAAGTGGGAAATTATTACATGGACCAAGGAAAAAGATGATGTTACAGGATAAAATTACCATAGTAGTTCCATGTAAGAATGAAGAGAACTACATTGCGCATTTGTTAATGCACTTGAGTCAACAACAAATAGGCAATACAAGAATTATTATTGCAGACTGCTCCACTGACAATACACGAGAAGTCATTCAAAAAATGAAGGGTGATCTTAATGTTGAGGTCATCGATGGTGGTCCAGTTTCCTTTGCCAAGAACAGTGGCGCTAAACTAGCAACAACACCATACTTGCTGTTTATAGATAGTGATGTAAGATTTTTTGAAGATACAGTTATAACTGATTGTGTTAACATAATCGAAGAATGTCAATTAGATTTAGTTGGGTTGTATGTAAAATGTTATGATCGAGATAAAAGAGCACACATAGGCTTCATGATGTTTAATTTTGTAAACAGATTAATGCAGTATAAAGTACCTTTCGCAGTTGGTGCGTTTATGCTAACTCGTCGCGATAAATTTGAACAGCTTGGTGGGTTCTCTGAGAAGTATGGAACCAGTGAAGACTTCTTCTTATCTAAACAGTACGATGTTAACAAATTTAAATTAGTGGACCATTTCTTCGGGCAGGACAGCAGAAGGTTTCAGATTATGGGGTACTTTGGTATGGCATGGTATCTGATTAAAAATTTCTGGAACAGAAACAACGAAAACTATTGGAATAAAGTAGACTATTCGAAATATTGGAAATAAATGAAAACCCTTGCTTTGTTTATGCGACATCCAGAATGTTCTACGGATTGCGCATATGCAATGGTGCATGCATTATCCTCTGAGTACCAAATTCGTATATTCGAAGAGAAGGAGTTGGATGATGATAATTTCTTTGAGCATCTTGATGTTATTGCTTTTCCTGGTGGTATCGGGAATAGTGACTCTTATCCTAATTTCTTCACTCGAACAAGAGCGAATCGAATCGCCAGATTCTTGGAATGTGGTGGTCACTATCTTGGCATTTGCATGGGTGCTTATTGGGCTGGAAGCCGTTATTTCGATATACTTGATGATGTCAACCCTGTTCAATATATAAAGCAACTAAATGCAGATGTAAAAAGAAGCTACGGAACAGTAGCTTCAGTCACATGGAAAGACCAAAAAGAAGAAATGTACTTCTATGATGGTTGTGCACTAATTGGCGATGAAACTAAATTTAAAACTATTGCAAGATATAGCAATGGTGATCCGATGGCAATCATCCAAGGTAGAATCGGTATCATTGGTTGCCATCCAGAAGCACCACTTTATTGGTACGAGAAACCTTGGTATTACATAAATAAACACTACCATGGTGGAAAACATCATGAACTATTGCTAGACTTTGTGAACGAACTTACAGAGAAATAGTTATTAGAAAATAACCCTACTGTCTGTAAGGTTTTAAACCCCTGTAAGTTGTTGATACCACAGGGGTTTTTTGTCCTCCAAAAATGTATTGACTTTTATTTGACTTTAGAGCATAATAACTGTGTTAGGGTTGATTAAGGAAAAGGAATTGTGATGACTATAAATGAATTGAATGTTGAATTGAATGATCTTGCAGAGCAAGAAAGAAACGCTGTTGCTGAGGCTGATTATGAATCATACATGGATCGAATGATGGCTGAACACAACATGCGACAGTTTGAAGCATCATCTTATGATGAAGATGCAGTATCATATGGAGAAATGTAATGAGTGACTTGCAATTAGAAATTGTTGATCTTTATGAAGAAGGGATGAAACCCATCTCAATCGCTGGGTTGTTAAAGATCCCATTGGAAATGGTGTACGACGCCATTCAGGCATTTGAAGAAGGGTTCGATGTTGACGAATCCATGGATGGTGACCATGAATCTGCATTGGCATCAGCAGGGTTTGGAACAGATGAAGATTATGGATATTATGGAGAT